AACTACTACGCGGATTGGCTGAAGGATGAACTACGGCCGGTTGAGAAAATCAGAATCGGCAAAACGCGTGTTTTCAATGTGTGCAACGTTGCTTGGCTCATTACTCTTACTAGACTGTACGGCGCGATCCTTGCAGTAATAGGAGATAGTGAGTTCGAGCTCGGAAACGCACTTGGCTTTGATATGCATGGGTCAGATCCTCGCGATCTGATGCTGTATCTCGGAGTGGCAGGACCGTTCATGTTTGACCACGATGTGGAAAAATGGGACGCAAAAGCCATGCTAGCAGAATACCAACATGACTGCTATGAGAATTGGAGCAAAGCAATGTGGACATACGAATTAGATCTCGAAATGTTCAACATGCGCAAACACGCAATGGTCTCGATTACCTCGAGAGTTCATGTGGTACTTAACATCATGTACCAAGTGAATACTGGAATGAGTTCCGGTGTTAAAACAACATCTACTGGAAACTCTGACGTGCATGATCACACATCCAATATGATCTACACGGAAATAATGGAGGTAGCGGACCCAGAGATCGCCTCTCTGGAACAAAAGAGCACACACGCCCGAGAATCGAAATTGGGCGATGACAACATCGGGGCTGCCAGCGGCCGTGCTGCGAAAAATTACAACGCGCTTACAATCTGCGCAAATTTCGCTAAGTACGGCGTGACTGCGGTGCCACCGACCAAAGATGGGAAAATTCCTATTCCGTACAAATCGGTTAAGGATGTCGAGTTTCTTAAATGCAAGTTTAGAAAACAAGGACTCCGCTGGTTTGCTATGATGCGGGAAGATACGATGTTTCGTTTGACGAACTGGATTCGAAAATCAGACAACGATCTTTTACAGCTCACGGGAAACATGGAAGACGCCCAGAGGTTTGCTTTCGGCTGGGGTAAACCATATTTTGAGGGACTAACATTCCGGATGAATACTTGGAGAACAGCACATGGTATGGAGCCATTGGAGCTTACATTTGAAGAACTTGACGAAGCTCACGAGAACCAATGTTTATCATAACCATGCAAATGACGGAACGTTAACGGACGCGGAAACAATTACGGAATGGAAACAACATTTAATTAAGTTCATTACTATTGGATATTACGATTAGAGAATAACATAGTAACCTATCACAGCGGACCGACAGGACAGGACCCGTTGAATAACCCACAACAGCAACCTTCAGAGGAATAACCCGGGGGGACATAGAGCTGCTAGATCGAGTTACCGTTGGGAAGCGGACAATTCAGTGAGATGATGATCTGACGAGCACATTCGAAATGTGTCAAGGTGAATCTGAGCTGATCCCCGCGGACCTGAGGGCTTCTTTTAGTTAGTGCACAAACCTGGAAGATTCTGGAGGCTGAATGTGGAAGATTCGGGCGATGACAGTCGTAAGTGAGAGGGTAGGAGCTATCTTTTTCAAAATTTGAAACTTTAATTTTAAGTCGC